ATTTGCATATTCTAATTGAAGGTCTTTTGCATCTACCATTACAAGATTGATAATATCTCTAACAAAAGGATCATAGCTAAACTTAACAAGTGCTTCCTTTAAGAAACTCTTAGTTTGCTCGGTTTTATTAGCTAAATAATTATCAACATAAGATTCAATATAAGGTAACAAGTAATTACTTCTTGTTAACTTCATTGTTTCAATAATCTTCGTAATGTCAATATCGTTTTTGTATTTTGAAATACGATTTGCTAACGCATCTAATTGAGTAGTAACGCCAGGTACCCAATTGTATTCACATGCTAAAGCAGAAATAAACTCTTCATAAATTAAAACTTCTGGTTGAGTATTAACTCTCTCCTCAAAATGCTCTAAAATTTGGGCTAATGCCTGATCATTTTGAGCTTCGTTTTCTTTAAGTGAATTTATTACCTTTCTTACACCGATATTCTTTAAAGAATATATTCTCTTTTCGTTATTTAACCACTCAGTAATAAGAGTGTCTTTTGGATGTTTAGATAATCCTTCGAAAAGATTTTCGATTGCAACTCTTTCAATCTCAAAACGAGCTTCGTTAGTTACGGCATTATAAATAGCAGAACTCATTGCAGCGATGGTAGTCTCGCACAATGACTTTACGTTCTGTAATTCAGTTGTTCTCTTTAATTCATTGATCTTTGCTATCATAGCTTTTTGCGTTATATTAAATTATGAAGATTTTATTTTATATATTTAACAAGTTCTTAAAAATTATGTCTTTTTCCTATCCAGTTAGATCACCGTAATACTTTTAACAACTCCAAATACATCGCTATTCACATTGTTAGCTATATGGAGGTCAATTACTTTGTAGTCAACAGTACCTGGAAATACAATAGATGCATCAGGAGTAACCCATACAGGATCAACACTGTCTATTTTAAAGTGATTAATATTTAGGAATATTTGATTGTCATCTGTGTAAGATATTCTATTTTCGTCATCCTTCATTTCTAAAATAATTCCAATACTAGTATCATGTGAAGGTGCCATGAAATAGCCTTCATTAATAATATTAAATGAAGTTGCATCAATTATTTTGGTTGTGGTATCAGGCAAAATACTTATAATTGGTTCTCTATGGATTTTTATATTATCTGTTTCTTCGTAAGTTATAATTGGTTGTTTATAATTGGTAAAGGATTCTGGGATATTCCAAATCCAAAATTCATGGTTTTGTATTCCTTTTTCTATTAAGTTCCATTCGTTATCATCATGTTTTAACCAGAATGCATCTACCTTTGGCATAACTCCACCTTCGTTATTAAAAGACCATTCAACCATAAGAGGAAATTCTTTGGGAACTATTGTGTTTTCTGTAGGAGAAATAATATCAATAGTACCATCATCTTTTGTTCCATCCTCAAACATTCTATATCCAATACCTCTCATATAGTTATTAGCATCCATTTCTGTAGTAGGATCAAATACAGGTTGATAAGTCTCTAGTTCTATAGTGAACTTGATTTTTGGTATGGATTCATCCCCAGTCTCAAAAGAATATTCAATCATTTTTTCTACACCTATTTGTTCACTAAAGCCGGCGGTCGCGCCAAGGCGCATTCCTTTGTAGTAGAAGTAGAATGTTACAGTTTTATAGAATGTTTCGCGAATTGCTTGTTCTACTTTGAGTGCAGTAACCTGAGTGTCTAACCACATTTCACAATCAAATGTAATAGTAAGCGGAATAGAATAAAGAAAGGAAACAAATGATTGTAATTTTCCTTCAACTTCTTTTACATAACGGCCTTGTACAAAACGGTTTGTGATACGATTAGCATCAATATTAGCACCTGCATAAGTAATTTGACCTCTTGGTATCATATCAAAATTACCATCAACTGGTTTTGGAAAGTCACATGCAGCATAATGTGTATAGAAATCCTGCATAAATCTTTCATCCCCTGATTGATTATAAAACCAAGGGACTTTAATTTCTTCAGTTTCCTCGTTAGACCACGTTTGATTATATCGAATATTATTATTCAAGACACCTAGCATACCTGCTATGACTCCTCTTGAAAGTATATCCTCATTATTATATGCATTATATAGTGACATTTTTAAATTCTTTATATTTTTTATTTGTTACTATTAGTCTTCTAATTCTTTGTCAATTTTTATAAATTTTGCTCTCATCGACCTAGTTTTTTTATATATTCATGTAAATATAACTTGGGAAATTTTTATTAAGCAATCTATTTTTTATAGTCATTAAAGGAATATTTAATACTCTAGAAGCTTCATGAAGACTTTCGTATCTTATATTATTTATAAAAATTGGTTTTCCAGGAATTTTTCTTCCCTTACTAGCCTTTCCTATATTTTCTCTATGTTTTTTAGTAAAAGGTTTTTTCTTTTTTCCTTTAAATTGTTCAGATACTCTTTTTCTAGCTTCTGGAGTTTTGTTAAATTCACTTAGTCTCTTTGCATTAATTTTACGAGCTGTTAACTCTTTTTCTGTGTAACCTAGTTCTTTTATTCTTTTTAATCTAGATTTTGTGAGATTTTTTGCCCTTTCCTTTTTTTCTTTTTTAGTAAGATTTGCACGACTTTTCTGTTGCGCTATAGCCATTTTTTCACATATTTCAGGACTTCGTTTCTGTCCCTTCAAAGCTTTTCTTCTTTTTTCTATTATTTCTTTTTTGTTTGGGTGATGGGTTATGTTATCTCCTCCCCAACTTAATTTAGATATATTGTAACCAATGGGACATAAACATGGTAATTTATTAATCCAAAAAACCTCCCTATCTTCCATTTCTTTTTCAGATAAGCAGGTTTCTATAACTTCCTTTTGGAAATTATCTTTGCCATATTTTTTTATTGCTTGTTTAATTATAAGTCCCGAACCATAGTAATTTGGGTTATCATGTTTATCTTTGCCTACATAAATTTTTTCGTTAAGTTTGTTTATGATTTTGTAAATTTGCATAATATATTTATTTTATATATTCATACAATTGCTTTACATTTGTACCATTTAGTCTTCCATTACTATAATTCTTTGCATAAACTCTTTAGGAAATGAAGATCTTTTTCTATGAATTAAATCGGCCAATGAGCCATCTAAAAAATATGTAGTAGCCCAATCAGTTTCCGATCTAACACTTCTTCCAGTTCCCTGTAATACATTTTTTATAGCACACCATGAATACCATTCGGGGTTTATTCCTAATTTGGTTTTTACAAATTTGTCAGCAAGTGACAGGTAAGGCACCTTAGCAAATATCTGAAGGCGGCTATACTCATCTTTAAGGTCCAATCCTTCCAAAAGACTGGGGCCCATCAGCACCTTCGAGTGGTCACGCTTGAGCATCTCAAGTACCTTTCTCTTCTCTTCAGTCCCTTCGTATACTAAAACCCTCATTTTATTATTATGAGAAAGATTTTGATGGATCTTCATAGTTAAAGCATATGATGCAGTATGGATGATTCCATTTTCTCCTTCATGATTATCCAGGATTTCATTTATTCTCTCATACAACCAAGGAAGATTTGCTTCCATTTGTTTATATGTCATTCTTCTTTTATTATAGAAGTAAATTGGAGATTTAGAATAATCAAAATTGGATTCCATTTTTATATACTTAGCTCCAGTAAGAGCAATAGATTTTAAGTAACTTCTTGGATCAGCAAATGTAGCACTCATTAAAACGGTGAATCCTGTATGAGCATGAAAATATTTTGTCATCATATAATTTTCTTCAAGACAATTAAATACAAGCTCTTCATCACTCGAAGGATTCTTGACAATATTTCTAGAAGAAGTTTTGTCTATAATGTAAACATAATCTTCAATTTTACAATGGAAATCTTTTAGCCAATCACAAATACGAAGTGCTTCTCTCCATTCTTTTGGTGGATCATCTTTTGGATATTCTTTCTTAACTTTTTCCTTAAGTGTATCAATAGATGGCTTATAATTCTCCAGATAAATTTCTAATCTTCTTAAAGTTTTAAATAAATCATCTTGATTTTCAAAATCAAACAACGCTTTAATCAAAAGTTTAATTGATTGGAAATCTTTTTCGTGATCTCCGACTCTATAAGCTCCAAAGAAATTTGTTAATTTTTCTATTTTATCAAGAGTCTTTGGATTTATTCTTGGAGAATAATGATTTTGAACAATATCTAAAATCTTATGTCCCTCATCGCAAATAGTAAAATCTCTAGCGGGAAATAATTGTTCCTCTACATCCATGTGTTGGTTTGTATAATTTTGCATTATTAACCAATAAGCATAATTAAGAAGTGAGGTAGAAGATTCTGAAGCAAAATCTCTAGCATTAAAATATGGACATGAAGAATAACAATGCATTTGTCTAGGAGCTTTATTTCTAATTCGACAAGTTCCTAATGAATTCTTTTCCATATTATCAATACACATATAATTATCGATTCCTTTTACAGAACCCCATCTCATGTGGGCTTGCTTAAAATCTTTTTCATACTGTTCTTGGAGGGCTATATCAGATGCTAAGATATAGCCGGTTTTGGATTTCTGATTTAATATCCAGGCGACTGCCATGCCTATAATAGATTTACCTGATCCAACTGGTGCATCAAGTATAACTACCTTAGTTCCATTATCATGGGCATCTATTATGCTAATTATTGCTTCCTTTTGTCCTTTACGCCATTCAAAGTCTTCAGCCATAAATGTTTCAACAAATTCTTGCAATTTTTGTTCTATGTTCATGATAGTTTTATGACAAAAAAAGACCTAAGTTTTCTTAGGTCTTGTTAAATGTTTTTATGGTTTTTATCCCCATTTTCCTTGGCTATAATCATATCGTTTAGGTCCTCCAGCTATTCTTCTGCTTTTAAGTATTTTGGGTCCAGATATATCAGCCGAAACTCCAGCTTGAACACCAGCCTCTTCCATTGCATCATCTACCTTCCAAGCTAGTTTTTCTGGATAATCTCTACCACACAAAACTTCAAGTTCAGTTCTACCAAACATAGAAGATAATACTAATTTACAGGGGACTCTATGTTTTTCTAGGGCATCCGCAAGTTTTTCAAAATCTTTATCCCAATTAGGGGTAGTATCTAATGCCTCATTTATAAATTTTGCTTTCATTATATTTCTTATTTTTAGAATCGAACTCCAGTGAATCTACCGCCATAGCCCATATTTCTTCCACCTCCACCAGGTCTAACTATTTTACTTCCATTTGGACTTTCTGTTGGAACTGATCTTTCACCTGAATCATCTTCCCATCCACCGCCCGGGTTTGAGTGATTATCATGGAGATATGTATTAGCAGCTTGGTTAGAATTAAATGGACCATAAGTTGTACAATCCTCATATTCTCCATATTCTTCATTGGCTAAATCCATGTACCATTTGTCGTCATCTGTTTTATAGATATCGCAATGTCTTGACATTGATTCATTTAATGATTCTTTTACTAATCTTGCTTTCATATCTTCTGTTACTTTTCCTTTAGTTTGCTCCCAAAAATCTGGATTTTCTAATTCATCCATTCTTAATTTATAAAAGAATGTTAAAGCATCTTGAGCTTTCTTATTTAATTTTGGATTTCTTACCATCCTTTGATAAACTTTCTCTACTTCCTCGGTATCATCTATTTTAGCAAGTAACCTCTCATAGAATGATGTAGCATACAATGCCCAATATTCTGCTGGTTCTGCAACTTTTTTTGGATCCAGACGTAATAGTTCAAAAAGTTCTTTTCTATTCATAATATTTAAATGATTCTTTAACAAATTGTCGTGGGGAAACTGATTCTGACATCATATCTGCAGTACTGACTTTTTTATATCCACCACCTTTAAGTTTTAATAAAAATTTATCTCCTAATTTTGCCATTGGAATACCTTCACCAATACCTTCAGGACTTCTAAATTTTACACTTACTCTATTAAATTCCGGTGAAGTTAATTCGTTTTCTAATCTTTTTTGAATTTGCTTCTGAACAGCAATGTCTGTAACTACATCTTCTAATTCAACATCCTCAATTTGTTCTGGACCTGCTATAGGAGCATCAAATTCATTATCTGGAGAATACCAATTGTCTCCTTCTGGTTCAGGCTCTTTAATTTTACGTGGTCTGCCTCGTTTTCCAGCAAATTCATTTAAGTTCTCAGCAACTAATTTATCAGGATCTGAATAAACGGTGATATCTAATCCTGCAGTTGAATCTTCTGAACTAGAAAATGATGTGATAGTCATTTTAGAAGTGTCCTTGAAAGTAAATACTATGAAATCATTGGAGCCATCGAACTCCTCAGTTATATTATGAATTCTTTTTCCTATTAAATCATCCTCTTTTAGTTCGCCTAATTCAACATCGAATTGACCAACTCCATCATCTCCATTTGGATAAGAACTAATATTTACCTTTCCACCTTCTTTAAACTTAATTATTATAGAGGAATTAACTCCATCGAATTCTTTTTCAATAGAAGCAATTGTTTTTCCCTCGATCCTTTTAAGATCATTCATATCAAATATATTTTATTTTATATATTCTCATGAAAAAAGGAAATTGTTAATCTCCTTATTCTCTTTCTAGTTCCTCAACCTCTATATCACTAAATCCAGATATCTTAGAAATTTGTATTTTAAAATCAAAATGTTCTATTGGAAGAGGTGAATGATTAATAATGAAAATGTTAATATTCATTTCCTTTGAAATGCTTTGTAGCAAGCCAATGATGTCATAAATACCATCACCATCTATAGATGAAAGAACTTCATCTAACATAAAAATATTTAAAGAAGGAAATTTTCGTTTTAACATTCTAATGATTGAAATAAGAACAGCTAAATCAACTCTTTTCTTTTCACCTGTTGATAATGTATCAACACTAATTTCTAATCCAAGTTGAAATAATTGCGGTTCAAAATCTGAGTTAAAACTAAGTAAATATGGAAAATGAAGTTCATGTAATGTATACTCAATTTCCTTATTAAGTGTAGGAAGATAACTTTCAAGAATTTTCTTTTTAACTCCAGCATCGGAATAAATTTCTTCCAACATTGCCAAATATTTGAAATTATCATCATATATAACTTTATCTCCTTCTTTCTTTGATAAATTCTTTGAATTTGAGGAAATAATATTTCTAATACTTCCAAATTCTTTTGGTTTATCTGCCTTTAAACGAATAAGTTCAGTTTCTAAAGTTTTAAATGCTGATTCATATTGAATAATGAATTCGTTAATTTTGTTTATTCCTTTTTCTAATTTGTCAAAAGCTATAGTATATGTTCCTTCACTTTTCGCAATAGTCTCTAAAGAGTTTTTCTTTTCTTTAACATTACCTTTAAGTTGTTCTTTAATTAATTCAAACCGTGCTTCGCTGAAAGGTGTTTCGCAGGTTGGACATTTATCTTTTGCATATAAAGCAAGTTGTCTATTTATTTGAGCAATATCCTGTGTTACTTTAGTTTTTTGTTGAAGAAAAATGTTGTATGATTTAGTTATCTCCTGTTTCTTAGCAATGTATTCGTTTCTTTTCTTATAGCCTTCTTGAAGTTTTGGTTTATACATAGCTAATTGATTACCAATTTCTTCAATTCTTACAGTATTATCATTTGTAACTTGTTCTTCTAATTTAGCTAATTCTTTAACTGCTGAATTGATATTGCTTTTAAGCGAAAGTATTTCTCTATCAAACAATTGCATATTGACTTTAATATCTCTTAAGTCATGCTTTACCAGGTCATTCATCTTATTGATAATTTCCATAGCAAAAAGTTTATCAATAATGATTCGCTTATCATGAGGAGTCATTGAAATAAATGATTTGAAATCATTAACAGATAAAGAAATAATATTGGAAAAAATATGGTATGGCAGTCCGGTAACTTCAGAATCAATATAATTCTGATAGTTTGCAATACCACTTTTTCCAATATCATTATCATCATTTGGTTCTTCTCCTGGGGAATATTTATGTACCCTGAGATCAGATGGGGAAAGATTTCTTTCGATTGTAACTTCTGTGGTTGGATTCACGGAAATATTTCCTCTGACCCACCCATGTTTATTCATCCTGTTAGCAATTTCATCTTTCTTGAATTTATCTAATTTGCCATAGTAAAGCACTTTAGGCAAGTTTACAAAGAATGATTTGCCATTCCCATTTTTTCCAAGAACCATCCACAATCCACCTTCACTTGGCAATTCTATAGTTTGTAGTTTATTTCCAAATGGCCCTATATTACGCCACTCTATTTTATTTAGTTTCATTCTTTGCTATTTTTCTTAATGCACTCAGTAATTCACCTGGGGAAATGGTCATAGTATATGTAACTGAAACATCACCCCAAGATGTATGTGCATCTTCTATTTTATGTTCCCAACAATTATTTTTAATAACGTCTTCTATTTCCTTTATACTAAATTTTTTCATTTTTTATCTTTTAACATGTCTAAAACTTCATAAGCTACATAAGCAGATTTTCCTTTTGTGTTTCTACAAAGTTCCATAGCTGCAAGAATTCCTCCTTGTTCATAAGCTATTTTAATATTTTTTACTAATCTATCTTCTCGGTTTTCAAAAAATCCTTCTAAATTTATCATCATTTCTTACTTTTATAAACTCCGTTTTCATCTGGTTCTGTATCCCATTCTCTTTTCTTAATAACTTCTAATTTATTAAGAGAGAAGTGTAGTAACTTATTATACGATATATCATTTCCATAACGTATTCTAAATGCGTCTAGTAAAAGGAGTAAACAGTCTGCCCATTCTTCTTCTTCATTATGTTTAGCTGCTGCCCATTCTTCTAACTCGTATAAACCTGTCGGTGCATACTGATCAAAGTCATTTATTGAGTCAATAAGTTCTATTACTTCTAATTTCAAGTGGTTCAGTGGGCCTCTGGGATCGGTTCTGGGGCCAAATTGGTCCTCACTAAAGTCTTTTATTTCATTTTTTAGATAATCTAACATTATAGTTGTATATTTGAATTATTATGCTCTAATATTTCTAATCGCTTATTCATATCATTAACTGTATCTGCAATTTTATTTACATATCCTTTAAGATGTTTAATCTCTTCTTCTATTTTATCAATAGTTGGACTAGAAAGTGTACCTGAATGATAGTTCTTGGCATTGATATCTCCTGTGAAAGTATTTCATTTTGTGTCTATTACAGCTAGTTTTATTTTTTCTAAGACTTCGTCAACTTGTTCTAAGCCCTTACCAAATTTTCCAAATAAACTATCTACGCTATTATTATATTGTGATTCAGGTGTGTATTTCATTGTATGTCTTCCTTTGAAGCTAACTCATAATATTTTTTGTTTAAGAGTTTTAGCTTTATTAAAATTTCTGCCTGGTGTTGTAGGTCTTCAATGCTATTTTCTAGGAGGGTTAAAATGTCTTTAATGTCAACACCTTCAACCATTTCGGTTAAATCATCGCCTAACATTTTTCTTTCACCTATAGTTTCAATCTTTTTATATTTGCAATCTTCTAAGATATCTACAAATTTTGTAAGATTAAATAAGTGAATATGGTGATCCATGACTATAATATCAGAATAATTGTTATTGAATAATTTAATAACAGCTTCTAATGGAATTTCTAAAATAGTTTCTAATGGGATTTTTTGGAAAATTGGAGAATAAGTATTTTCTGTAAATTTTACTTTATTAGCTGCAGGATTAAACCTGTAAACTCCTTTTGTGTTTCCAATATCAGATCGTTTTGTAGAATAAGGAGATCCAATGTAAATATATTGTTGATATTCCTGTCTTTTATGAATATGTCCAGAAAATAATCTCTTAATTCCATCTATGTTTGTAAATTTAGCTCCTTTGTGTATCTGTCTTCCATTGTCATAAGAAAATCCTGCAATATTTGTATGGGCAAAAACATAATTGTGTTCATTTTTCTCTACATACTTTTCTTCCATTTTTTCATCACCTACCCAAGGAATAACTAAAATTTTTGATTGGCCATTAGTTAGTATAATTGGCTTTTCATAAACGGTTATGTTTGGAATACTCTTGAAAGGTCTAAGAGAATTAACATCTGTATCATATTTCTTATAAATGTCATGATTACCTGTAATGAAATAAAGTGGTATAATTTCTGACAATTCAATAACAAGATCGATTGATCTGTTTAGAATATTGATATCAAGTAATTGTCTATTATCAAACCAATCACCTAATATAAAAAGAATATCTCCATCCTGCATATTTTCTTTCAGGTATGGAATATAAAAATTTTCAAAAAATTGTAGGTGATTTGAAAGCCATTCTAATGAATTTGCTCTAACACCAAAATGCAAGTCTGATAAAAGGAATATATTTTTATACTTAATTTTCTCTATATCAACTTTAAATGAGCTCGGACTAGTCATATAAATTGTTTAATTATTATAATACAAAAAGGCTCAAAGGTTTTATACTTTGAGCCTCTTGGAAAGTTTCTTAACTGAGCCTTAATTAAAACAGTCTTTTAGTTTTAATTCTTCCGTCAAGTCCAAATTTTTCGTTTAATTCTTTTAAGAGTGATTCTTTATCAAGTACTCTGACTTCATTATATAGTTGATCATAATTTATCTGGAAAAATTCAGCAAATCCAATGAATACTTCCATTGCACTAAAATCTCTTTCCTTTTTAATCTCTTCTTTGAAAAAGTAATACATCTTAATCATGTCATTTTTATCAACACGTTTAGGATTTTTATATTTCTCATAATAAGAAGAATCTTTAAAAATTTTATAAATTAAATCATTTAACACTTGTATAGTTCGGTGTTCTAATACATCTCCTAACTGATCTTCATATAGACCAGCAACTCTACTATCCACCTTAATTGATTGTGTGAATTCTTGATATTTCAATTCACCAGAGTTAAAAGAATTATTAATAATTTTATCTTCTTTCATATTCTCATTGTTTTTAAAATCCATTCATATTTGGTGATTTTTATTTAGCTATTTATTACAATATTTAAAACAAATTATCCCCAGTTATTTTTAATTCAGGAAGTGCTGCTTCCGGCGACAGAACAGGAACCTCTGGAGTTACATTTCCACTAATATATGCGTGTATATCAGCAGTTCCACCTGATCCACCTGTTCCACCTGATCTTGGTGTTGGATGATTAGGAGGACTTACTACGCTATTAATTATAAAGTCCATATCTTGGATTGGAGAAGCTTTATCTTCTGTAATCCTTGCATATTTCCAATCTATTTCATATCGCTTTTTTGTATTCTCATATCCTGATACCCTATTAGCTAAACACTTGAGATAATATTCACCTCTAGCTTTCATTTCAGCATTTGTAATGATACCAAATAAAACATCCACGGTGTGAAGTGATGCAGCTGATTCAGAAATATTTGTGATATTTAAATCATTTGATTCCCATCCACCTCTATTGGTTTGAGTTGCAGTAATAATAGCCCAGCTCTCTTCCATTGCCATCGCTCTTAAATCCTCAGCAATTTGCTTGATTTTGATGTAAGTATTCTCAGTATTTGGATTTCTCCAGTTCTTCATAATATTAATGTAGTCAACAAAAATATTGTCAAACTTAACACCAAGCATATCTTCAGCCTTGTTTAAATAAGATCTTAAATCATTTACTGAACAAGTTGAAGCTCCAAATTCTTTTACATGGAGTTGTCCTATTGGAATAACAGAACTTTGTTTTGCGTTTTGAATTTTATCTTTTAATCTAGGTTGATCCTTTGCCCAATCTTCGTAATCATCCATTGGAACTGTAAACATATTTGCGCCAATTCTCATGTTTACAATTTCTTCCTGCAACTCAAATGTTATATAAGCTGTGTTGTGTCCTAATTGTGCTGATTTTAATGCAAGATTTCCAAGCCAAACTGATTTACCTGCCTTTGGACCTGATAAAAAAGTAATAAGCGAACCTTTCCACCATCCACCCTTCAAACATAAATCAATATATTCATATCCTGAACTAGTTCTTTGTAACCTTGATTGAAGGTGAGCTGTAGGATCAAAGAAATCTGATCCTAAATTGAAACTAAAATCAATTGCAGTTTCTGAAGCTATCATATGACGAACAGTCTCAACAACTTCAGAAGAATTTTCTGCTGTAATTTTAGTTGTTTTCATAAATGCAATGGCTTTTCTCATTACATTGTCCAAGTTTCTAGCTTGAATCCAGGGTGCTACATTTTGTTCCAGCCACTCATTATCATACTGGCCTAATAAAGCCTTTGTGTTATAAAGTCCAGTTACTTGTTCATCACTAAACTTTTCACCAAATCCTTTAACACGAATAAGTTCCACCATTTGTTCTTTAGTAGGTGGTTCTTTATATCTAAGTGCATGTTCTTTTGCTACATCAAATAATACTCTTAAGTCGCCATTCTGAAAATAATCAGATTTTGCTGTACTTAAGAAAATTTGATTACTTAAGATATAATGAAAAAATATTTGTTCTTGGTATGCATTTATCATAATTCTAGTATTGCTTCCATTATAGATTTTTTAGAAATTCTCGTTGATACGTCTCCATCATTACCAGAATATGGATTAACATATTCAAAGCTTTCAATTTTTGCAAATCTATAACATAAACTTCTTTGCTTTTCTAATAATTCTTCTACTTCTTTTTTGTATAATTTTTCACTCCCATAAATGTTTTAAAATAGTATATGATGAATATTTGCCTTTCTCTATGTACCCTAATTTAATAAGTTCATCTAAATCTTCTACAACATCAGATTTAATTCTAACCCTTGTAAATAAAGAAACTTCTCTTTTTAGAAATTCACCGTCATACCTTTTTAAGTTATCTAGGTATTGAACTATCTCAAAAAGTAAATCCTCATAAAGGGGATTATCTATTATCCCAATGAGGTTTTTCATCTTGACATTTTTCTTTTTTATCGGCTTCATATATGTTTAGTTTTTATAGTACAAAAAAGGACCAAAGTTTCCTATGGTCCTTTTAATGTTTGTTAAAGTTTTATTTGGATTTTTTCCACTTTTTTGCAAACTTAGTATCTTCTTCAACTTTTTTTGCAAAAGATTCTCTGCTGTGTTCCATTGGTATTACATGAAGCCATCCATCTTTGAAATATTCATGAGAATCAGCATATCTTGCATGCATTTTATCTAGGTTCATTAATCCTGGTCTCTATCATCCATTTCCATATCGACTAAATCTGCAGTTACATCAACTAAATCTTCAAGAGATTCTATAGAAGGTAACATAAAAGTAGGTTTGATAACTTTTTCATCTAATTCAATAAGTACTTCATTAGTAAAAACTCTAGGAGTATACAATTCTGCTAGTGGAACTTCTCCACCTTCATGCTTACATACTAAGCTTCTTGCAGTTTCCTTAGGCCAAGCATATCTTACAACATGTTCCTTAGTATAATTTTTACCATCTTTTACTATAACTTTTTTCTTTTCAGCATCAGATAAAGCTTTAAATGCTGCTGCACTTAAAGCAACTTCGGCATCAGTTTCAAACATATGACATGAGGTTTGTTCTTTCTCTGTAAGTTTAGCAAAATCTTTTTCAGATATAGATTTTCCTCTAACAATACCACAATTTTCCCATGATACAAATTTCTCTAATCCTACATAAGGGTTTGGTTTCTTATAGAATGGAATATGAATTTGAACTTTAATTGGTCTGGCAAATCTTTGTTTTATTGGATTTACAGTTACAACAATACCAATTTTAGTATGTTTGTCTAATCCTTTCTTTTCAACATGATCTGATGAATCCTTGTCTGTTAACTTAGATTTAGTTAACATCATAATCATCGAAGAATTATACTTGATACCACCTCCACCAGAAACTTCTTTATGAGGGAAGAATGAACCAATTGCTTCATATACATGATTACAAATAATGAATGGGACTGCATTTTTAGCGAAATCATTTCCAACAACTCTAAACGTTCTACGAATAGCTTGTTGCTTGGTCATATCTCTTTTACCTGATCCTTCAGTTGTATCAGTCTTTTCTTTTGTTGATGATAAGTTTCCAAGAGAGTCAAGAACAACAAGAACTTTAGGCGGTTCTTTTCCTTTATCTCTCATAGCAGTAAGAGTCTCATTTAATTTTGCAGTTAAATGGGCAAATTCTTCAATAGTAGAAATGTTTTCTATTCGAATTTTAGTAGTATCAACTCCTAATCTTTTTACGAAATCAATATCAATTCCTCCTTCAGAATCATAATAAACGATATGATATCCCATTGCAATTGCATTTCTACAAATACTTAGAGCTAAGTATGTTTTTCCAGTACCTTCTTCTCCTGCGAAAGTTATGGATCTTCGGTTTGGCATTCCACCAAATAAAGATCCTGATAAAGCTGCATTTAAAATATAAGGTCCGGTTGGTATAAACTCGTCAATTCTTGCATAAATACTATCTTCTAATATATCTCCGTCAGGGGAAAATACACTAAGTGCATCATTTAATTCAGAAAAACTTGCTTGTTTCTTTTCGGTAGTCTTTTTAGCCATATTTACATATTATTTTAATTATATTTTATATGTAAGCAGGGTCAAAAGTTTCTTATTCTATGAACTTTAATAGTGGTTTGAATCTACCAAAGATTCTTTTCTTGGCTTCTGATTTTGAAAGAAATCCAGCCCAATCAACCTCTTTTAGTTGAGGTTTGAAGTCTCCCTTTTTAATAGATTTTTTGGGATAGGCGACAAAATAATAAACTCTTTTGTAAACATTTCCTTTATTGTCAGTGTAATTTACAAATCCACTATCGCTTTCAGAAATATGTTTTCTTTTGATTTTTATTCCAGTCTCTTCTAGAGTTTCCCGGATGGCTGCTTCAAGGGCATCTTCTTTTTTATCTACTCCACCTTTAGGAATAGAATAAGTACCCCACCAAGGAGAATTTGTTGGATGAACAAGCATAATCTTATTATCTTGAATTACTACAAGACCTGCAGAGATTTTTACACCCTTGTCATTTCTCCACTCGTTTAATGTTTCTGCTACTTTCATATATTTATTTATTCAAAGAAAAAGGGAGTCTTTAAACTCCCTTAATCTGATTTATGTGGTTGTCAAATCCTTCTTTCAATATAATATCAATTTGTCTTTGAATATCTTCACCTTTTCTGTATTTCCTGTTTGAGTATAAGGAATTTCTTTTTTTAACTAACTTAATCAAAGATCTCTCCATTTTTTCTTTTTTCTTTCAATCTTTGTTCCATATATTCATCATCTCCAAATGGTTTTTCAGCCATTAGTTCGCATACTTGATAAAGATTCAATGGCCTCCACATATTTACAGGATTATCAATACCTACATCATGAGATCGTCCAACACCTGGATTTCTTCCGTGAACGTGACCAAACAAGTGCCATGATCCATGGATTCTTCTATTCCATGATAACATAGGATAATGACAAAGAACAATGTGAATGTTTATTCCATTTGCTTTATTCCCATAACTAAAATCTTTGAGTTGAGTAATTTCTCCAAACCTTGTAGATTTTCGTATGTTATTATCATGATTTCCAAGAATCAATGATTTATTTCCATTTAATCTATCAATGAATTTATCACTAGCAACTCTATTTGCCATTGTAACATCACCTAGAATAAAAAGTCTATCCCTTTTACCTACTGTGCTATTAATAAC